GTAGGTTTTCCCCTAAAGGGGCTCGCGGAAGCTTATTCTGTGACGTCCAACGGGACGTGCCACGTGTGTGTAGCGGCTGTTGTAGCTCTTAACAGAGCGTTATTAACGACAGTCCCTTAAGGACCTAGCCGCACACAGGTACGTACTCACGTTCAGGAGTTTTGAACTATGTTCAGTCCTGGTGAGTGTAGTATCTTCCTGCATACAAGCAGGTCGATAGCTAAGGAGAGGTATTGCCCTTTTGGGTCAATACCTGCACCTTCGAAGAACCCCTCGAGCATAGCTCGAGACAGTTCTCGATGACAATGATCTGTCGCTTCCGACAGATCGGATGTCAATAGGTCGGAGTTCTGATAGAATTCCTCCAAATCAAATTTGGAAGTTTTCTTTCCGCTTTGGCGGAGATCTTCGACCCATTCCCATGCTGGCTCGGCTCTTGAGAGCCCAGCCCTTGCACTCGGGATCTGTTCCAGCAGGGACACGAGAACGTGTCCTAACGGCTGTAACAGTATAGTAACCCACCATTCATTGGCGGTTACTATTCGTGCCTTCCCTCCCGGCTCTGCCGAGACGGAGGCTCGCACATGAGGATGACCTACCAAACGGTAGTCGTCACTCAGTATTTGTCTCTTTTGCCCGGCTTCAGCCGCGCATTGGACAATTTGGAATCCCAGGTTACTATCGTAACCTGCTCTTCTAATGCCTAAGAGTCCCCCGGGAAGGGGATCACCGAAGGCTTTATCTGAGAGATCTTCGTCTCTCGGATAACAAGTAACCTGGCGCCAATTGGTGCCGGGTTGCAAGTGGTAATCGAGCACATGCATGCGCTCTATACCTTCAGAGTTTGCCCATTGGTCAAACTCCGATTGGACTTCAGCGGCTCTGCCGCCGTCTGTCCTGCTGTAAGCGAACGAACTTGAGTTCGTCAAACTTACGTGCTCAGGGTTCGATAGTTCTTTTTGAACTACCGCCCTGTCGACTCGTCGCCCGATTCTTCGGGCAAGTAGTCTTACGACCTCGATCCTCTCTTGGGGGATCTCGGCCGCAGGTTTTGCCAGGTTAATTCTATGCTTACGCAAAGAATCCTGTATCATCTCCCCCGTAGGGGGAGGCAAACCTCTCGTCGAAATGAAATGCGCTAAACGCGTCGTTTCACCTTTCGACTTTAGACCTCTGCGAATGACTCTGTCGAGCCATTCGAGGCCTAGTTCCTGGTATTCTCCTTCAGGAGAGAAACCTGGAAAATGTGATGGGCCTTTCGGCATCACATTAGCCTTAATCGCCTTTGCTTTAACAAAGACAATGAAAGCTTTGTAAGTTCTGAGTACCTCTTGGTACCCAGAACTCACAAGTGTGGAAATTACCCATCTAAAGATGGTTTTCACATACGCCCCACCTTCAAGAATGAAGGCTTCGGGCGAAGAGAGTAGCAAGCTATCTTCGATAGCTAGCCAAATCCTCTCGTATCTCTCCAGTTCTGAGACTGGGAGACGAGCAAAGCGACGAGCTATGTCAAAAGACAATAGCCCGTGGCTAAGATAGAATCCCGAGAAGCCCTTTTTGGCATCTCGGGGGATCTCCT